CTCAATTGCCTTCATTCTCATTAAAGCTTCTGGACCAACAAGAGTATCACCGGTACCGAAGAATGTATTACCAAATTCTTGATCAAACTGTAGTTGCGATGTATTAGCTATCGTTTCTAGCTTCCATTTACTATCGCGCCCTGGCACGTCCCACCAGTCCACACGCATCGATTTAAATGCATTGGTCTTTTGTATTGCACCTTGCCAGATACTATAGAATTGATTGCCAATCCCATTAGCAGTCGATGTAATAATAACCTTTGTACTTGTACCAGCTGAGATAACCGGATAGGTTGATGTATAAAACTCAGTAGCGTTATCAATGAATGCAAACTCATCAAGATACAATAACGAAACAGATAGACCACGAATTGAACTACCAGAAGTTGCTGCAGCCATTATTCGAGAGTTATTACTAAATTCTATAGAACCTTTATTTAATGTTTTAACTCCGGGTTGAAGAAAGAATGGCAAGTTCTCAAGCATTAATGTAATGCGAGATAACATTTCTCTAGCGGTTGCACCTTTATTTGCAAGAATAGCTATTGTCTTTTCTGAATGAAACAGCGCATACCATAACAAATATGCTACTGATGAAATTGATTTTCCAGATTGACGACATGCCAACACAACGGTAAACCTATTTTCCATAAACAAGTTGAACATCTTTTCTTGATAATCATAAAGATCAAAATCTACAAGACCTTCGTCAAGACTTATTACCTTACAATACGCCCGAGCAAAGTAAGTCGGATCCCTAGTACATTTTTGATATTCTAAAATAAGTTCTTTTGAAAACTGTTCGGTGACGCCGTCAGACTTCACCCCTGGATTGGACATGTAGTGCGTTTTGATATCAGGCATAATTTACTTTAGTTTGGGAGTTATGTCTACCACATTACTCACGGTTTCATCATTATTTTGTAACATCTTCTGTAGTTCAGCAGTCGATCCAACGAAAAGATTGTTCGTGGTTTTCTCGAGTTGCTTGATATCATTTTGAGAGATGTCTTTGTTTTTCTTATTTAGGTCCATTAATTTATCGTTAATCTCTGCAGTGTTTTTCAACAGTCCTGCCAAAACTTCAAACGCTCTTGGATGCTCGCTTTCACGGGCAACCTCAATCATCATATCTAAGGACTCACGTCCCTTCTCAATAAGATCGTAATACGTTTGCCGAGAGTAGTTATAATCAGTTTCAATATTATTGAATTCTTCTTTATCAGACATAATGTGGCCACCCTTGTTTATCACTATCACCATCTACCATACTATATGTCTCCGTTGTAAATCCATAATCACTGTCTGGCGTAACATTCAATGGGTTAGGCTCTACTGTTATTCTTGCCGATGGACTGAAAAGTGCAAATGATCCATCAGAATCAATTGTATCATAGATTCGAGTACCATCAGAATCTCTTGCACTATTTGTAGTGTATGTATCAACAATACTTTTACGTATAATTTTAGATGTTCCGATGCTTCCATAAAAGTTGGCAGTCATTTGGAAATCTAATGTGTATTGAATAATCCGTCTTGTATCAAGTGCACCTTCATATGCGTCAGAATATGTAACACCATTTAAAGTGATTGGAACATCTTCTTTAATATCGTCATACCCTGTAGTTGCTGCAAATGGTTTAATTGATATTGTATATTGCGGCGCAAAGTATGGAATGATCTGTTCTACTATTTGTAAAGCATCATCCATTGTCTTTGTATATATGTTCAATTGAAAGCCAATGATATATGGAGTATAGGTATAAACTTTACTACGAGTATTGCCAGCACCAAGATTTTGGTTATTCATCTTTTGTAATTGTCTTGTTGAATCGTACTGATAAGAGATAACTTCAAAAGACATACGAGGTAATTTAATACCAACCTTTGTATCTGTATCTAAATCAGGATTCTCTTTAATACGTTCTAAGTAACTTGAAGCGGGTGCATATGCAAGTGGCACACGCTGTTGACTCATTACTGTGCCATCTGATTTCTTACGAAGTACATATATGTTATTAAAGAGTGAACCAAACATTGCCACACTCTTTCGAATTCTTTCATGGTAAAAGTGAGTGCCTAACATCTATTGTACATCTCCAAATGGATTTGACTCGCTAAAGTCAAGGAAGTTCATATCAGTCTGTGCCGTACCAAATGTTTCATTATCGGCAAATGGATCTGAATCAGTATGAGTATCAACCGCTGTAATTGTTCTTGTATAACTATTCTGTGAACCAACAATTGATCCAGTAGTAAAGTTGTGGAACAATCCATCGCTGGCAGTTTGATTTGCTACTCTAATTATATTATCAGCTGGAGCACCAACAATTTCTGCTGTGATAGTAAAGCCAGAACCAGACTGTGTAATTGTTTCACCAATCACTAATGTTTTTGTATCATCGTCATTGATTGTAAGATCAACAGTAAATCCAGTTGCTTGAATAGAATCAATGTTTTCATCTGCAGCACCAGTGTCAATATCTTCACCTGAGTATTCAAAGATTTCACAACGTAGTTTATATGTTGGTAGATTTTGTAATTGATAGAATGGTTGCTCATGCTCTACCATCATAATTTGGAACATTGTGTTTGACATTGGCAAATATATTACATCACCCTCAAGCGGTCGTATTGAGCTTACTTCATTATCGTGTCTTTTTACAGTATGAAGCCAACGTCTACGAGCAACAATAAAGGTAGCGGTATCTCGAATCTCCACTCCAAACTTTGTAAAGAGATCACCTTCTCCATCAAAGCCTTCAGTGTTTTCAACATACATTTCAATCTTATATGCTGAGTTAAATTTAGATAGAATATCCTCACCCATCATTGTGTCTTCATTTACTTTATCGCGCGGAAGGTAATAAACATCTTGTCCATACATCTTCAAAGATTCAATTACAATATCTTCGTATAGATTCTGTTCAGATTTAACCTTTTGGCTAAAATATACATTAGTAGCCATGCTGTTATCCTACAAAAAAGTCTGGTGGTGATTCATGTTCCAGTCGTAATCTTTCCCTTAGCTTGTCTATGTCTGTTGTAGCATCATCAAATATTTGTCTACCATTTAATGAAACACCACCTGGTAACTGCATTCCTTCAAACTTAATAAGGTTTGCACCCCATTGTTGTTTGATCAATGCTGTTGTGTATTCTTTTAACCACATATCATTATATATCTTACTAAATGAAGCAGGGTCTACAATCTTATATGCTTCATATACAATGTATTCACCTGCTTTAATATCTTTATCTTTGAAATCGCCATGTATATAAAGTCTATTCTGTTTACGAGAATATGTTGTTTGTGGCATACCATTCAATTTCATATCGAGCATTGAAAGGTGTTGATTTAATTGTTCGTAATATGCAAGGTCACCAGCATAGTTTTGCATATCAGCAATATCATTTAACATCATCTGATACTTAATATCAAAGAAGTTAAATGATGTATTAAAACTTGAAGATACTGCAAACATTCTGCTTACGTATAAGACATCATCGGATACAGTAACATATTCATTTGTTACATCACTGTCACCAACTAAAGTTGATACATATGTTCTAAATGTTGCTTCGTTATGGAATTCTTGCCAGTATTGTAATGCTTCATCAACACGATCTTCTAACTGATCTGGATCAACGTTTATTTCAATAACGGGTTCACCGAGTCTACGAAGACAATAGTCCATGAGAGTTTGTCTCGAGGTAGGGTTAGCCATTCTCTATTCCTTAATCGTTTAAATTATCATAATAGGTTTTGCTTAATTCACCAGTTATTCCAGTTTTATCAATTCGACGGCAGCTTACATAAATTTGATCTTGGGTTTGCCCGTTATGAGTTCGAGTTAATATTCCGCTGGTTGCTCCACGAAGAGTTGATGCATTGTCATATGCCCATTTAGTAGCAGTACCCGATCTATTATTAATTGCAACAAATGCCATTACTTATTCCTTATGAACCAGGTGATCGAATTGTTTTGAGTGTAGAGCCTGCAGCGTTCTTAATTAATACTGTGCTTGCACTTGAGAACATTGAAGAGGTAACTCCTGCAACATTAAATGTTCTATTTGCAGCAAGTGTACCACCACCAGTCATACCTGTACCAGCAGTAAATGTTATACTACCGTGATTAACATGTTCGGCAGCAACAAAGCCACTTAAGTTATCATGTACGATTGCACCGTCGTTTGTAGTTATATTATCTGCGTTAACGGTAATACCTGTACCTGCAATTACGTTCAAGGTCCGAGAAGCAGCTATTGTACCTCCACCAGTCATACCTGCACCAGCTACGACTGAAACACCACTATGATCAATATGTTCGTTGGCTACAAATCCAGATAAATTATCATGAACAATTGCACCATCATTAGTTGCAACGTCATTAGCATTAACCGTTATTCCCGTACCAGCAATAACATTTAGAGTTCGTGTAGCTGCGATTGTACCACCACCAGTCATACCTGCGCCAGCTGTTATTGTTACACCAGTGTGATCGATGTGCTCATTACCTACAAAGCCCGAGAGATTGTCGTGAACAATTTGACCATCGTTTGTAGTTATGTTATCTGCATTGACTGTAATACCAGTACCAGCAATTGCATTCAATGTCACTGATCCAGAAGCACCGCCACCAGTCATACCTGCACCAGCAGTAACACCTGTAATATCACCTACATTTGTTGTCCAACCAACGTCATTATTAAAATCACTTAGTGTTATTTCACTAATAAGTTTTCTTCGGTCTGCGCCATTATCAAGAAGAATCAATTCATCTTCAGAGCCAACAACCGCAGCTGTCATATCGGTAAGTTCTGATAGATCAACTGTAAGGGTTCTGTTTGCAGCTATTGTACCACCACCAGAAAGTCCAACACCAGCTGAAATACTTACAGCACTGTGATCTATGTGTTCATTGGCTACAAAACCAGATAAGTTGTCATGAACAATTGCACCATCATTAGTTGCAATGTCATTTGCGTTGACTGTAATACCAGTTCCCGCAATAACGTTTAGGGTTCGTGAAGCTGCAATTGTGCCTCCACCTGTCATACCTGCACCGGCTGTAATCGTTACACCACCGTGAGCAACATGCTCATCAGCAACAAATCCTGATAAGTTATCGTGAACAATAGCTCCATCATTTGTTGCAATGTCATTAGCATTAACCGTAATACCAGTGCCTGCGCCAACTGCTATATCTCTTGTAGATGCAATTGTACCACCGCCAGTAAGCCCTGCACCAGCAGTTATACTTACACCTGTATGATCTA